GGATCTTTAAGTCCTGACCGTTCCGTCCCCTTGGGAACGGAACACCTCCACCAGGCCGTAGCTAAACTGTTATCTATTGAATCTTGGTGCGCTCGCATAGTGTGGGTATCGGAATTACATTCCATCCTATGCTACGGGTGATATGATAGAGGCAGAGTCAAGTATTAGATCACTGTGCGTGAGTCTAACACCGCGTACAGCAACTGTCATTTAAGAACTCCAATTTTACCGAGATCTAAGGAGGGAGGACATGCGGATATTTCTTCTATTGTATCTGAAGAATCCAAGTCCTGCGTTTGCAATCTGGAGTCTTAGTTGACGAGCAATTTATTAGGGTTAAGCTGCGTTGAACGATCTTTATTCCTGCGCTTCTCCGTTATATATCATCCTTTGGGTGAAACGGGTAGCTGCATCCTGGGCAAAGGTCCTGGGGTTCATCGTAGTATTTAGGTAGCCAGTTGGTACTTCTGTTCTTCTTCTATGTAGAACTGGTTCTGCTACTAAATAAGCTTATAATTCTTGCCTAACTTCTTATAGCTGGGCTCTATCGCCATCCTGAACTTTTCCTCTGCTATTAGACAGTAATAGATTTTATGCAAGAAGCTTCTTAACCCTTCGGGTACCACAAGAGCGAGCAGTCTTTTCCCAAGCTGATCTCCACATGGTTGTAGTTTCAAAGTCTCTAGGAGGCTTTGTACACAATGCTATGATGCCTTTCTATAATCTGGCAGGCACTGTGTTCGCAATTCCATGTCGACCTCTTGGGTGTGGTAATCCGAATCCTCCAAGCTGATAAGGAACGTACGGTAAGAAACCACGCTCTTTTGCCCATCTTATAATCTTTGGATTTGTTAGGTAAAAGAGCCTCCTTATCTGCTTTTCATTTTGGGGGTACTCGTCAATTAGGCCAGAGATTGAAGGACCAACGACCATCCACCACGGGGTCTTGGGGGTTATATTTGGATTTTAACCCATGGCGTATTGGTCTTTCCAATCAGGCAAACCACAAAGACTCTTAATTGGGAAAACCGGAAGAAACTGTTTAAATACAGTCTTTCTTGTAAGGATTTGTTCCTTCTTCTGGATTTTCCTTCTATTCTCTTATTATGTCTTATTAAGAGCTTTGTGCCTACCTATCTTGGGGTACTCAGCAGTTCTCGACACGTATTAAGTATGAGCCTTCGCCTTCTTACATTCAAACATAAGTTCGGTAAATACTCCGTATCGATCGGAAACGAAATGCTTTCCTTAGGAGAATTTACCGTTGTATTTTCTCACCATCATTTCATATTCTGCATAGTATTGAGGTGTGAAAATACCGGCAAGGTCATCACCGCATATTGCGAAGGGTTGCTCGGGGGCACGTTCGCCCTTTCTCAACAATTTCATAGAGAACAACTTTTCTTCGTAATTCTTATAAGCCTATCGAGCCCAGAATGTATGCATAATCGTCAGTGTTATCCAAGTAAGGGGACATCCCATGAATATTCCGCAACTTGAGCGGATAACTTCACCGTCTGGATACACTATGTCTTATGGGCCAAGGGATTATAAGACTGTTTCCTTTTCCTCATCGGAAACCCCAAACTATTCTAATATTGGGGTCCATATAGCACGTGCAACGCTATGTGGTATGGAATCAGAAGCAGCGGTTAGGTCGGTCGAAACAATTTTGCGAGTACCAGTGAGTTCTTTCTTGAACAGTTCCGTAACAGCCTTGGAACGCTTTCCAACTAAAACGGACAGGGCCTCCGGGATTTATCTCTTTATCAATTCAAGGATTGGAGCCCTAAATCTTTGTGTGGAACATATGAGGGAGGCAGGCGATTTAGTCACTATTCGTGTCTTCGCGCCTCTAGTGGGTATGGCTATAACTTTATGGTGGAACCGATTCATCTGATTCTCCCTTTGGGCTTCGGACAATGTCTTGGTTCCTTCCCATCCATTCCCCACGTGTTTAGACATGTACATTCTAGCAAGTCTATGCACGTCCTCATAATGTTCACGAGCAGCATCAGCATTGAAGTCGTTGGTTTATCCATGCTCGTCTGGTGTCAGGTAATCTGCAGGTGTCACACGCTGAGCCTAGTACAGTCTATAATCATAAAAGTTTTAGAATGTCCTGTACTTGGCTAAATCATCTCGGATGATAGCCTATATGACAGCCTGTTGCTCATAATGCCTTTGTTCGTCTTCTTCTAAAAGTCCGATGTTATGCTTGAGTTATGCTAGAGCTTTTTAATTGAACACTTCTGTAAGGATGATCTTCCCACCTTAACTATATGTTTTGGTTGGTAGTGGATCTTCCATTCTAGACTCTAGTATACCAGCATGGCATCCTTCTTTGAGCATATAGACGTTGATAAATGTAGGATCTCCAAATAGATCCGTCACGTCTTGAGATTACTTAAG